CCCGCTACCATTCTGGCCTCCGATGTATCCGTTCTGCGGAACCCTCATCCGCGTGTGACACGGGACTAGGGCTACAGTAAGGACGCCAGAGGCGTTAGTGATTGCGGTGGTGTTCCTGATACGAACTCCCCAAGACACAATCCTGTAATTGGTCACCTTGCTATAAAGTGCCGATGTTGTAAGATTGAGTATTGCTCCATTGGCAAAGGTCACCCCGTCAGGAGTAGTTAAAGTTCCTCCATTCGAGATGTTTCCTCTGAAGCTCACAGCCGGGTTATAGAGATTGGGCATAATGATACATTCGATGTTACCACCTGAATCATTGCTCAAACTCACAATCTCGCGGAGCGACAGGGTCGCCGTTGGTGCAAAAAACTGATCCGGAACCCTGGCTCCTAAGGCCTGGTCTGAAAAAGGACACAGCAAGGCCACTCTATAAGAGTTGCCGTCTGATTGGCCCATCCTGACGATGTTCCTGTCTTTCTTCTTCTTAAGCCCCTTGGAGTTCAGAGTCTGAACCTGTTTTGGGGGTGCGACGCCCGCCTTGTTAAGGGCGGTCGCCGACTTTTGTCTCGCTTGCTTGTTTGTCATGCCCAGCCACGGCTCTGAGCAAACTCCTTCTGCCGCTTACAAAATCAATGAAGCGTTGTGCGAGCACCGGGTCCGGGTGAAACTGGACCTCTTTCAACCAATTAAGGTCGGTGCCGTCGTCGAGGAGCTTGGACCGAGACGCTTCAAAGAGCATCCGTTCCCACTCACTCAACCAACATTTCCATTGGCCGTCGACATCCTTCTGAAAAGAATGTGAGCAAAAGACAAGCTTTTCCATAGTCATACACTCAACGTCTCTGACCGGGACTCCAATCGCCGCGTAAGCAGCTATGAGCTCAGTCTTGCTAAGTTCAGTCCATTCGTTACAGTCGTCACCAGCAGTGTTAGCCACTGAGCCGACGCTGAGGGCAACTCCCTTCCTGCCAATCCCGTTAGAGGTGGTAGTGAGGTAGTTGCCAGAACGCTGGACCTTTTTGTCTAGGAAAATCAACAACTTGCCGCCGTCGGTTACAGCAACATTTGTCAAAAGCGAGAGCTTCCACCAGTCAAAGGCATTGTCAAAAAGCTTTTTATCGCCTTTCTTCATAGTCCTCTTCATGGGGATGCGGGTAAGCTCGGCCACCGGCTCGGAGAAATTCTTCTCCCAACCAGCCACGTCCGACGCAACGGGAGGTCGTCCAAAGGCCTGATTAAAGGCCTCGAACTGTACTCCAATCTTATGAGCATGCTCCTCAGAGAAACCTATTCCCTTCTTTGTGGGTAGGAACGGGTAGGCAAGACCTTCTTGTTCAGCGAAATCTCCGAAGAAAATTCTCG